CACTATGTGGGCAGCATATAAGAAATATCTTGAAGATGGTCACGTGCGGCATATCAATAGTGCAGCGTTTGACTTGGAGAAAAAGTATCAGAATGATAAAGCGGTGTTGCAGTTCATTTGGTTTCAGAAATCATCTTGGGCAGCCCCGGTTGAACAGATAAAGGAGTGGTCGTCGTGAAAAAAGAATCGAGGAAAAAGGCAAAAGCAGAGGACGTGAAGATCTGCGGTTTGTGCGGGCAGATGATCATCGGGGATTATGAGATGATAAAAACAAGGAGACGGGCAACGATGTGTTTTTGCAAAGGGATGCGATGCAGGGAGGCAGGCAGCTATGAAAAACGTGATTAGGAGTATCCGGAAAGGATCTGCGCAGTGGAATGAAGAGGACAGGCTTAAGATTGCGACGTTGTTATTAAAAGCCGGTTACTCTGTCCGGATCGGGAGACAGCAGACAGAGAGTTCCGGAAGTAAGAAACAGATGGAGTATACGGTGGAATACTGGGAGGAAGAGAAGTGAGCTGGATAGATAAAGCACACAGGCGCAACAAAGTAGCGAGGGATGTGGAAAAGGTCCTGAAAGATAAGCGGTTCATTGAAGCCAGTAACCGGAGAGAGGAACAGGCAGTGCTTCAGTCCATGTGCTGGATGGCGTTTATCGGATGCGAGTATCTGGAAATGCAGCACAGATACAAGAAGAACGGAATGGAGAAGTTCTTGAAATTCCTGAAAGGTCGCATGGAGGAGATCGGTGATGACGAACAGTATTTCAAGGATGTCATAGAGTATTACAAAAGCACTTATGATCTGGATGTTGCAGCGATCATGGGTGTGAAGATCGGATAGGAAACGGAGGAATGGCATGGAAATTGCAGAGAAGATAAAGATTATCGCCGAGCATTACGGATATGAAGCGCAGAGCCGGCAGTGCATTGAAGAGATGGCGGAACTGATGCAGGCGATTAATAAGCTGTGGCGATCTATTGGACATGGGCAGTTGACGGAAAAGAGCTTTAAGGAATGTCTGGAGAATCTGACAGAAGAAATGGCGGATGTTCAGATCATGCTGTGGCAGATCGAATATTTGCTATCAGCGGAAAATATGATCGAGGAAATGATCGAAAAGAAATTGAACAGGCAGTTAAAAAGAATCGAGGAAGAATAGTGATAACAGGGATTCTGATATTGGCAGCGTTCCTGATCGGGTATCTGGTCGGGTATTGCTGCGGAAAGGATGGATGAAAATGGGAAGATTAACCGAACAGGACGAACAAGGAAACTGGTGCGGACAGAGATTGGATTGGAGTGAGTGATGAAAAGAGGAAAGTTAGAACTCAAGGATTCCGATACTTTACAAGACATTTATAATAAGCTGACAATTGACGGGTATCTGAAAGAGCCGTTGACCGTGGACGAGCAAGTGCTGATTTACGGTGTATCAAAATGGATTAGAGAGAATGTGGAGGTGGAGTGATGAAAATTGTAATAACTTGGCTGCATAAGGATGGGAAGTGTAGAAGTTGGACTAATGCGACACCATGTGAACATACTCTTATGTGTTTGACGGCTTATGTTGACGCAATAAAAAGGTTGGCGGGATGGTGGAATATGACACCAGTAGAGGTGACAGAAAAGATAGACAGCATTATTAAACGGGCAAAGGAGGGATGTGAATGAATGTACTAGAGAAGATTTTGGAAGAGATGCTTAACTATGAAAGAGTAGTAAAAACAGATGAGGATTTAGAATGGAATAGAGCGATGTATAGATGTTCTGAAATCATCCGTTCCCATATGGTAGAAAAAGAAAAAGTATCAAGTGCAGAAATAATCTCACGAAATATTGATGGAAAGCCATATTACGAAATTAAATACAAAAAAGTAGGAGAAGATTACTATACAGTCGGATATAGCTCATATAAGTTAGATTACGTTGTGAATTGGCTGAATGAATGCTTTGAGTTTTGCGGCGAGGCTAAAGTAAGTGTTATTGATGGTAAGGACACGAATGTCCCTAGCAATGAAGGTTAGATTCCAGTGGAAGAGCGGTTGCCGGAAGACGAAAGGATGGTCTTAGTAACGTGCCAAACAAAAAAAGGAATTAGGAGTACAAACAGGGCATATTATGACGGCACATTTTGGCACGGAAGCGGTTCGATGTCAAGCGTAACCGCATGGTGCCCACTTCCGGAACCGTACAAGCCTAAATAAAAAAAGCAGATAACGGGAGTCGAACCCGCCTTTCCAGCTTGGGAAGCTAGCGTTCTACCGATGAACCATATCTGCATGTAAAACATTATATCACTTTGAGTGGACAATGCAAGCGGATAAAATCAAAATTCAAAGGAGCGTGATACATTGAGAAAGACCAAAACAAACGAAGCCCAGCGCCAGAAGCAGGCAGAGAGCATCCGGAAGCGCGGGATTGAGCTGATGGCAGAGCACGATCCCTCCGCGGCGGCGAAGCGGCAGATGCGGCACAAGCCGTATCAGGTAGGGGAGCTGATCCGGGAGCAGGGAGAGCAGATGCGAAGAGAAAGCGTAGATGAGTTCGTTGCAAGAAAACACGGGACAAATGCAGTGAAAGGGGAGATTGCCGGTGGACAAGAAAAAACTAAGCCAGTTGCGACCTTTGAAAAGAGAGCTGGTGCTGATTGATAAAAGGCTGGATAAACTGTATGAGCGGCAGGAGAATGTTCCGACTGTACTGGGAAAGGTGACTGGATCCAGTAGGAATTTTCCTTACACGGAAGTCCGGACATCGGTATTGATGGACGAGCCGAAAGAAATGGATGAGATCGACAAGCAGATCCGGATCCGGGAGAAGCGCAGGGAACAGGTGGAGAAACTGATCACGGAGATTGAGCAGTTTATAGCAGAGATCCCGGACAGCAGAGACCGGCAGATATTCGAACTGATCTACATAGACGGGAAGAAGCAGAGAGAGGTTGCGGAGAAAGTGGGATATAGTCGATCTAGAATATCTCAAGTAATCAATGGATATTTGAAAGATTAACACAATTAACAAAAATCCTATGGTATAATTATTCTAGAGCAATTGGGACAAGGTTCTGATTGCAACCCTCACACAAACAGAAGACGCTCTGCACAAGTTGCAGGGCGTTTACTTGTGCATTTTTCCGATATTGCAAACATAGAACAAATGTTCTATTATAAAAATACCACCACGCAAGATGGAAAACGACACGAAATGTTGATAATTGTCAGAATTTGGTATATTATTAAAACAAAATGTGGCGTTAAAAAAGCTGGTTTGTGTGGAGGGAAATATGGGGAAAAAGAAGATTAGCTTAGTTATTTATGGTCTTAGTGTTATCAATGATAAAAATGAAAGAGTGTTTCTAAATAATCTAATTGAGGATAAAAGTCTAATGAATGTGGTTGAAGAATATATTAGACAGAATATTTCTCGATATTCAAAAGATACTTCAAAAGAAATTCTTTTTCAATTTGAAAAAGTGGATACAGAAATTATTAATAATACTGATGGACAGGAACAATATCAGGCGTTATACGGGAGAGTAAAGACAGGGGAATATGGTATAGAATCAGAATTAGTAGATGTTCAAACGGGTACAATTACTAATAAAACACAAAATCAAGCTGACATGATGCCGTTTGGATTTTGCTTGGCTATTCCTGCTGGAAGAGTCAATAGTGCAGTTCTCATTCTGCAGACGATGGGCGTGTATGGAATGAAAGTGTCGTTGCAGAAACATTTACAAAAATGTTTAACAGATCAAATGCCAGGATTACATTTATTATTGCGTTCAATTGCTCCCAAAGAATATGTTGATAGGTATTTTAAGCAAGGTATGCTAAAGAAAATAAGAATGATACGTTATGAAATTCCGGAGGATGAATCAAATAGGCTGGAGGTTAATTATGGTGTTAAGCAAACAAAAGAAGAGCGCATAATACATAAGCCGTTAGGATTTATGGAAAGAAAGAAGAAATTATTTCAGGAATGGTTTGCAGGTCAAAGAAGTTATACAGATATTGTTGAAATTGAAGGATTTGATTATGATGATTTAAAGTTGGAGTTTTCACTCGGGGAAACTAATAAAACGTTTAATTTAAGGGATATGAATAGTTTAGTAGTAAATGAAGATATTACAAAGAAAGTTCAGCAAAAAGGTGGACACCCAGTCTATGACAGTTTAAAGCCGATAATGCGAGAAACTGCAAAAGATTATTTAACTGGGATGGGATTTCTAGATTAGGTGGAATGTAGATGCAGGAATTTTTAAAAAAATTACTTGAGCCTCAAAATGTAATGTGGATTGCAGTTATTTTAGTTATTGTAATTAGTAAATTTGGTTTTGGGCTTAATTATATTTCTGTTATAGATGTTATTAGAAATCATGTAGACTGTTTTCGTAATGAAAAAGATAAGTTATTGCTAATACCAGTTATAAATTATATTGTGCTTCCATTTTTTATGGGAGCGGCTACAATGATGGTTAAAGAGATTGATAAGAATACAATAAACATTATTACCATTATTATTTCAATTTTAACCGCAATGCTATTTACATTATTGACGATGATTATTGATATGAAAGCAAAAATAAAAGAAAATCCAGTGTATTATAGTATGGAAGCAGAGATATCAAAGAAGGCACTACTTCAAACTTATTATACAGTTATGTTTGAAATTTTGATTTGCATAGTGTTATTAATATTCTGTTTTTTTAATTGCTTTACTAATGAATTTGGAAGTGTTCAAAGTTTTCTAATATATTCATTGACATATATGTTGATTATCAATTTATTGATGATAATAAAAAGGATATTTAGAATAATCGATACGGACATGAAAAAATAGTATTGTATATGTTATGAAAAAAGCGTCTTCCGTTTGGAGGGCGTTTTTTATGTGGAGCATATCATCAATGGCAGATGTGCAGGGGAGCGCCCTGTGTCCCGGTTCGATTCCGGGTGCTCCGCTTTGTGAGAAAATAAACCAGATTGGAAGGTGGTGAGATGCCAAAATGTAGAAGTGAGAATAGAGATAAAGCTTTTGAAATATTCAAAGAGCATGACGGTAAAATCACGAACAGGAAAATTGCTGAGATGCTGAATGAAAAAGAGAATACGATCAGCAATTGGAAATGTAGGGATAAATGGAATGTAGTACTACGAAAAAATGATTGTAGTACTACAATAAAACGAAAACACGGCGGTCAGCCCGGCAACAAAAACGCAGTCGGGCACGGTGCGCCGCCGAGAAATAAGAATGCAGAAAAGTTCGGTTTCTTCTCGAAGTATCTTCCGGAAGAGACCGTTTCTATTATCCAGGAGATGCCGACGGATCCGCTGGACATCCTCTGGGATCAGATCCAGATCGCCTATGCTGCCATTATCCGGGCACAGCAGATCATGTACGTCCGGGATGCAGAAGACAAGACGGTTGAAAAAGTCGAAAGAAAAGACGGCAACGTGATCGGGGAAAAGTGGGAGGTGCAGCAGGCGTGGGATAAGCAGGCGAACTTCCTAAGCGCACAGGCAAGAGCGCAAAAGGAACTTGGACAGTTGATTCACCGATACGATGAGTTATTGCACAAAAACTGGGAGCTTGCAACCGAAGAGCAGAAAACAAGGATTGAACAGATGAGGGCGAATACAGAGCGGATCCGGAATCTGTACAGTGAAGACAGCGGAGAGGATGGTGTGGTAATTGTCAACGATGCGCCGGCAAGTGAAGATCTCGGAGATCATCATTCCGAAGTATCTTCCGATATTTAACGATAAAACGATCCGGCATATTATCCTGACATCCGGGAGAGCCGGGACAAAATCCAGTTTCGCCGCGATCCGGGCGGACTATCAGATTGTATCAGATCCATACGGTTCCGTCGTCGTGCTACGTAAACATCACAATAAACTGCGGAAAACGGTGTACAAAGAAATGCTGCGAGGAATCAGTCGGCTTGGGATACCAAAACAAAAGTTTGCAATCACAAAATCTCCGATGGAGATTACTTATAAAAAGACCGGATCCACCATCTACTTTTCCGGATCAGACGGCATTGATGATACGAAAGGTATCATTGATGAGGACAAGCCGATTAAGCTAGTCATTTTGGACGAGCTGACAGAGTTTTTCGATGATGGGGAGGGAGAAGATGAGCTGCAGAACATAGAAGCCACGTTTATCCGTGGAAATGCTTCTGGCTTCCAGATGATTTATCTTTATAATCCGCCCAAAAATCCGAATGCACCGATCGTCAAATGGTGCAAGAAGATGGAAAAACGTCCGGACTGCGTCCATATCCATACCGATTACCGGGATGTACCAAAAGCGTGGCTCGGGAAAGATTTGATCGAGTCGGCTGAAATGATGCGTGAACTGGACGAAAAGCAGTATCGATGGGTATGGGGCGGGGAAAGCATTGGTGTGGATGAATTGATATACTACATGTTTTCTGACCGCCATAAGGCGAGACCTACACAGAAAAAATATTCTTTGATCGGGATCGGTGTGGATTACGGGCAGCAGAATGCGACAACCTATCAGGCGTTTGGTCTGGACATTTACCATAAGCAATTGGAGGGGATGATGGAATATTACCATTCCGGGCGGGGTTCCGGAAAGCAGCATTCTCCGTCTGAGTACGCAAAAGCTTTTATTCAGATGACGGACAGGCTGCACGAAATGTATTCCTGTAATGCGTTTTATGTATTCATCGATCCGTCAGCGAAAGGTCTTTCCGAGGAAATCAAAAGAGCATCGGCAGGCAGGACGTATGGGATCTCTCTGAAAGATGCGGAAAATACGGTTGCGCTTGGAATTGCACGGGTGCAAAAATGCCTGACATACGGTATTTTATCCGTATCTCCGGAGCAGGAAAACCTGGTGGATGAATTTGGACTGTATGAGTATGACAAAGATGCGCTGGATCGGGGCAAGGAACAGCCGGTGAAGATGAACGATCACTGTATGGATGCTTTGAGATACCTGGTCATGGGATTGTGGAATAAATTGAAATATTTTCTTCCGGTGGGAGAAAGAGAGGAGTAGGACGTGAACATCATCAAATACTTGAATAAAGCCGGATATGATACTGTGGAGTCCGGTTTTTATACGAGGATCAATACATGGAAGAGTTGGTATATCGGAAATGTAAATAAGGTGCACCGTTATCGAATGTACAACGGAAAAGAGCATGTGTCTTGTAGAAGATTGAGTCTTGGAATGGCGAAGAAGCTGTCAGAAGATATCGCAGATCTTTTGCTGAATGAGCGGGTGCAGATCACGATCCAGGATGAAGCTACAAGCGGATACGTCATGCAGGTTCTGGAAGACAATAATTTTTTTGTCATCGGGAATGATTATCAGGAGCGGAAAGCCTATACCGGGACTGTGGCGTATGTACCGTATCTGGACAAGGCGCAGGTGGATGAAGAGGGAGACATTCTTCCGGGAGAATCTGGTACGGTGAAGATCAATTATGTATCGGCAGGTAATATTTATCCCTTGTCCTGGGAAAACGGTTATATTTCCGAATGTGCATTTGTATTCCCGAAGATAATCGGGACGAAAAAATACGCACTGATCCAACTGCATGTACTGGAGCAGGGAGAATATGTGATCATGAATCATGTAGTAGAATGCACGCGAGGGGAGGGAAAGGAAGTTCCGGAAGAAGAATGGAAGAACT